TAAACGAGTACAGCATATATCCAACAAAGGCGAATTTTGCTAGATATCTACAAATCACGCCGAGAACGGTATATAACACGCTAGAGATATATTTTCCCGAAATCAAAAAGATGTACATTGATATGCTGTCAGACTGCTTGACAGAGGGCGCAAGCCTTGGGAAATACGAGAAAACTATGACAATCTTCTGTCTGAAAAACTGGTGCAACTGGGCAGACAAGCAAGAAAATGTCAATACCGAAATCAAGCCAAAGCTGGCAGACAAGGACACAGCGGACAGGCTTATTAAACAGTACACAGACCGACAGAAATGACAGTATAAATATACCGATTTTATGAATAACGTGAATGAAATATCAAAAAAAGCCGCCTTAATACAAAAATAAGACGTATTTTTATACATTGAACACAGCGCAACTATTCCGAACATTTGAGTTTTGGGAATAGTTAAAACGTCGGAAACGTTGGAATTTCTGGGTTTATGTAGATATGATAGTATACATTCCGCATACATACAAGATGTAGGGCTTGCGGATAGGCTGGTATGGTGGCGGTGCTGTATATTATTACAGCGTCCGGCAGAATTTTTTATAAAAGATTTATACATAAAAAACGCTGTATATACCATATCGCAAAACGGACAAGAGGGGTAACCGATAACGCAACATCGTAACGCCCCCCACTCGTTCGCGCCAGCGGGTAGGTAGTACATACATACCTTTCCAACCAAAATCTAAAAACCCCCACTGGTCGAATATTTCAATGGCGAAAAAAATATAAAAATTTGAGGGAAGACATGGAAAAAATCAGGATTAGGATTAAAGCCGAGAACGGAGAAATCGTCTGCTGCTGTTTGGCGGCAGCGTTGATGATATGTGAAAATGATTGTGATATCGTCACAGCAAAGATAGATAAGCTGCAAGGCGGCGAATGGTGCATGAGACACAATAACGAGGTGAAGTTACGTGAGTAAACGTGATGACGCTCTACGTGCAATACTACAAAATGACTACTGCACATATTGCGAGTTTGTGAATACTGGCTGGATTCCGTCAAAATTTCACAGATATCTGTGTGATAGAGTGCAGGCGTTTTTAGAGAGGGAGACTGATAATGCTTATGATATTTTAGTTTTATCAACACCACCGCAGCATGGCAAGTCTATGACGGTAACAGAAACATTGCCATCTTGGTATCTTGGTAGAAACCCTTTGCACAGAGTGATAGAAGTGTCTTATTCGGAAACATTTGCTGAAAAGTTTGGACGGCGTAATCGTAAGAAGATTGAAGAACATGGTTATGAGATATTCGGAGTAAAGCTAGCCAAATCCCCGAATTCTGCGGTAGAATTTGAGCTAGATAATAATAAGGGAGGTATGATTTCAAGAGGTGTGACTTCCGGTGTTACCGGTAACGGAGCAAATCTATTTATCATTGATGACCCGGTCAAAACACAGCAGGAAGCTGATTCTGAAAGCTATAGAGAAAGAATTTGGGACGAATGGAATTCATCGTATAAAACCAGACTTGCGCCTGGCGCTAAAATCATTGTCATTATGACAAGATGGCATGAAGATGACCTTGCGGGTAGAATTATTGCAAGAGAAAAGAATGTTGAAATCTTAAATCTGCCGTGTGAGGCGGAGGAAAACGACCCGCTTGGAAGAAAAGTCGGAGATGCGCTTTGTCCGGAAATCAAGAAAGATAATAAATGGCTTGCCGATTTCAAAAGTGGTTACACAGATGGAACAAGAAGCTGGAACGCATTGTTTCAAGGAAGACCCACTTCTGCGGAAGGTAATATGCTAAAACGTGAGTGGTGGCAATACTACGATGAACTTCCTGATATTGTCGACTGGGTAATGTCTGTTGACGCAACTTTCAAAGATGGTAAAGACAATGACTATGTAGCAATACAGGTTTGGGGCAAGACAGGCGCAAATATGTATCTTGTTGATGCGGTGAAGCGTCACCTGAATATGCCAGACACCGTCAGAGAGATACTTAGGCTTAGGGCGATGTATCCAAAGTGCCTTTCTACTTTGATAGAGGATAAGGCGAATGGTTCCGCTATCGTACAGGTATTAAGGCATGATATAGCGGGAATTATTCCGATAACCCCTGAAGGTGGTAAGGTTGCTAGAGTCAATGCTGTTTCCGGTGCGATTGAGTCAGGTAATGTGTATTTACCAAGAAACAAACCGTTTACAGATGAGTTTGTCGAAGAATGTGCGGCATTTCCGCGCGGTTCACATGATGATCAAGTAGACGCTATGTCACAGGCTTTAAACAGGTTAATCTATAGCAAATCAGAACATAAGCCATCAGCAGCAGAACCCCCTTTGTATAGGATGTTTCCGGGGCTGAAAAAGAAACAGAGGTGAAAAAGTCAATGTTATATAGTTTAGTTGCGGCAGTAGTGATACTGGCGTTTTTTAATGCCTTAATTGTGCCGTTTATTGTGGTTCAGTACTTCCTGAAAGGCTACAACATTAATGCGGAGGTGAAAGTAACTGTTCCGACTGTGAAAAATATCGTAAAAAGAACGAAAAAACCAAAGATTGATGAGAAGACAGCAGCACTTTTAAGGAATATAGACCGTTATGACGGTACGTCCGGAGGTCAGGAGGTTATCTAATGAAAAAGCAAGATGAAAATCTGACTAAAATTTGGAAAAGATATCAGAAATGCAAGGATTATTTAGATAAAAAGTCCTTGATTAAGAAGACTAACGAGAATTGGAACTTTTACATAGGAAACCAGTGGGAAGGTATGGAAAGTGGCGGTGAAAAACTGCCAGTTCTCAACTTTATCGAACCAGTCATCAAGTATAAAGTCGGCGTTGTGTCGCAGAACATGATGACCGCGGTATATTCCGACCTAAATTCCAACAAAGATACGCAAAAAATTTGTGAAATTCTCAACAAGATGTTTGCGGAAAGTTGGGATAAAGGCAAAATGAATGCCTGCGCATGGGAAGTCATAGAGGCTGCAGCGGTGCAGGGCGATGCTTATGCTTTTTGGGGCGAATGTGATTCCAAAGTACCGCCACAGGTGCTTGCGAATACAACCGTTTTACTGGCAGATGAGAATATCACAGATATACAGACCCAGCCGTATGTTTTGATAGTTGAACGTCTTAACGTGGAAAGCGTGCGCAAGATTGCAAAGGAAAATGGCATATCGAAAGAAGAACTTGAACTGATTCGTTCTGATGATAATAAAGATGTGCAGATAGTCAATCAGGACGAAGTTACCGATAAGATTACGTCAATTCTCTGTATGAGCAAAAATGCAGAGGGTTATGTGGAAATCGCAAGGTCAACTAAAAACGTTGTATATGAACCAGTACATGTTGTAAGAGGCACAAACAACGAGGGCGAATACACTGGAACAGGGCTTCGTTCTTATCCGATTGTACCGTTTATCTGGAAGAAACGTCCAAACTCAGCACGTGGAGTATCTGGGGTTGCGCAGCTGATTCCGAATCAGCTTGAGGTCAATAAAACCATTGCAAGACGTTCCGTAACCGTCAAGCTGACTGCATATCCGCGAATCGCATATGACAGAAACGCTGTTACAAATCCAGAGGACTTGGACAAAACTGGGGCACCAATTGAAGTAAACGGCGGCGCTCAGTCTGTCAACCAGATGGTTTCGTATTTGAATGCAACAAATATTTCCTCCGATGCGGACAAGCTACTCAGCGACTTGCTTACCATGTCAAGAGAACTAGCAGGCGCAGGAGATTATGCAACTGGTAACGTCAACCCAGAGCAGGCATCGGGGCAGGCTATTTTAGCGGTCAGAGACCAAGCGCAGATTCCTCTGAATAAGCAGATATCCCAATATCAACAGTTTGTGGAAGATGTGGCGCTGCTTTTTTTTGATATCTGGGTAGCATTCAATCCAAACGGTCTAAATTATGAAGGTTCGCTGGAAGATAGTGCAGACCCAATGTTGCAGAATACGCCTGATATTATTCCAATTGAGCAGGTAGAGTCTATCAGACCTTCTGTAAGGGTTGATGTGTCACAGGATAATGCCTGGTCGAAGCTGGCAGAACAGCAGTGGCTGGATAACGTATTTGAGCGACAGCAAATTACATTTGAGGAATATGTGGAACTTTGCAACAGTAATGCAGTACCAAAGGCGAAATTGCAGGCGGTGCTGGAAAAGCGGCAGGCAATGCAGCAAGAGCAGCAAGTGATGCAGCAGATGCAAGAACAGACTCCACAGGAGGAAATTCCGCAAGGGGAAATGTTAATAGGGTAAATTGAGACGGCACTGACCGTCTCTTTTTATAGATTTTTTAAAAGGAGATAACGAAATTATGTTAAAAAACATGTTCACACAGCACCTTGATATTGACGATGGACTTAGTATTTCAGGTGCAGGCGCAGAAGAGCCGGAAGTCGCCGAACCGGCAGAAGGTGAAGAAGGCGCAGAAGAACTGGAAGTCGCCGAACCAGTCGTGGAAGAAGGAGAACCTTCAAACAAAACAGCGGAGGATTCAGCGTGGGCAGCAATGCGCAGGCGTGCGGAAGAGGCGGAAGCTAGGCAGGCAGAAATAGAAGCGCAGAACGCAATGATGGCAGAAGCACTCGGCATGTATTTTGAAGGTGACCCAATGGAAATGTCGATACAGGCTAGAGCGAATGCAACAGGTGTATCGCCGGAAGTAGAAAGGGCGCGCATGGAAGCGGAGATAGAAAAGAAAAATACCGAAGTCGAAAATGCAAACCTGAGAAATGAATTACAGCAAATCAAAATTAAACGAATGATGGAACAAGGCTTGGCTGACATTCAGCAGATTGACGCAAATGTAAAAGACCTCACAGACCTTGGCGAGGACTTCCCAAAATATATTGCTGCAGGGCTGTCCTCTGTAGATGCGTATTTTGCCGTAAAGGCGAAAGAAGCTAAAACGAAGGTCAATCCGCCTAAACCGATTGGAAGTGTAAACGGTACAAAGGCAGAAAGCGATTACTTCACAAAAGAGGAAGTGGAGGCTATGTCTGATGAGGAATTGGAAGCAAACTTTGAAGCCATTGAACGTTCATTGAAAAAATGGTAAAGGAGTGAAAATTTATGTCTTACAAGAATTTTGTGCCTAGAGTATGGGCAAAGAAAATCCAGCATGAACTGGAAAGAAAAATGGTGTTTGCAGAAGACTGCAACAGAGAGTATGAAGGTGAGGTTACCAATATCGGTGACACTGTCAAAATCCTTGGCGTGGGCAAACCGACAATCAAAACACAGGTTGGCGGAGATATCGTATTGACTGGTGCTGAAAAGGTTGAATCCACTGCGGTATCTATGCCAATCAACCATATTGCTTACTTTGACTACATGGTAGGCGATATTGACAAATTGCAGGCAACTGGCGGTATTATGGAAGCGCTGAACAAAGAATCCAGCCTTGGAGTTGCGAACGAGATGGACAAACTCATTTCCGAAGTAGCAAGAGACAAGCTGGCAGTAAGATTTAATCCTACAGCTACAGCAATCACAAAAGACAATGTTTTGTCTACGATTGATGCTGCCCTTGTAAAACTGTATGACAACGATGTGCAGCCGAACGATGAAATCGTTATGACTGTAAAACCGTGGTTCTACATGATTTTAAAGCAGGCTTATACTGCGCTTGACACTGACAACAGTAAGATGCTGGAAAACGGCAAAGTGGGTAGATACGGCAATGTGATTGTGAAGATGAGCAACAACGTTGTACAGGATACAAACAGCAATGACCTTGTCATGATTCGCACCAAAAAAGCGATTGCATTTGCAAATCCGAAGGTACATACAGAGCCGTACAGACCAGAAAAAGCATTTGCTGATGCGGTGAAAGGTTTTGCACTGTATGACACTAAGATTGTCAGACCAAAAGAGCTAATCGTGCTGAACTGTAAAGCAGCGTAAGAAGGGAGTGAGAAAATATGGCAATTAAAAATATTGATTTTCAGAAAGTGAATCTGAACGAAGGAAAGCTGGTACAGCTGACTGCTGCCACTGCGGCGGCAGATGGCTTTGCCATTGATTTTAGCCAGCAGGACGAAAGAACAGTATTCCTGTTTCAGAATACCGGATCTGCAGCGGCTAACGTAAAAGTAAAGCAGGGTAACGGCATTCAGGGTGTTGCTGACCTCGATGCTTTTTCTATTGCAGCAGGTGGCATTGCTGTGTTTAGGCTGGATTCCGGTGCATTTAAACAGGTTACTGGCGAAAATAAGGGAACTGCGGTATTCATTCCGTCTTCCACCGATGTAAAAGCGGCAGTCATTGTATTGCCGTAAGAATTTGGGCGGGCATTGTCCCGCCCCTTTTTAAAAGGAGGGTCAGTATGACATTTGGAGACCTGAAAGACAAATTAAGAGATATGGGATTTGAAGAAGACGCAAGTATGGACGAGTATAAAGAACTCGTTATCAATGCAATAAATCGTTCCATAGAGATTATTAAAAATACGGTAGTAAGCAGACTGGAAGGGGTGAATCCGGAAGCCTTTGCCCTTGACATTGACTCGGACGACGAGACAGAAATAGACCTTCCAGCAAAGGTAACTATGTTGCTTCCGCTTCTAAGTGCTTACTATATTTGGCTTGATGACGACGAACGGAAAGCGGTTATGTATTATAACCAGTATGATGATTTGTGCAATCAGATTTTTTCTGAGCGTATGAATGGCACGAAGATGACAATTACAGGAGGGTATAGGTTTGGCTAAGATGAATATTCCAAACCCGCCAACGTTAAGTTACGCTTATTATGATAATTTGCTGGGGGCAGATTTTTCCTGCGATTCAACCGAATGCAATAGGAAGCGTTCACCGGATACGCTGAATATGATAAGTGACAATGGGGGAAATCCGGTCAAAAGGCTTGGGTGGAGAACCAAATATAGCCTTGGCGAAAATGAGCAAATTCTTAAACTTTATATAGATTCAGACTTACTGTATGCTATAACAACCGCTGGCGTGTATCGCATTACAGCAGATACGGTGACAAAGTTAGTTGATAAGACTATTGAAAATGCAGAAATTATAAAATTCAATGGTAAGGTGTATGTCTTTGCAAATGGCATTTACGAGATAGGTAGCACATTCAAGGACGCACTGTCTGACGCATATGTGCCAGAGACGATTATTTCAAGAAAACCTGACGGCACAGGCGGCACGTTTCTTGACAGCGTGAATCTGTTTACGCCGAAAAGAACGGTGTCTTTTTTGGGAGATGATACGAGCAAAGTGTATAACCTTGTGCCGGAAAAAGACAGAACGGAAAACGCATACAAGTACATTGTGGCAACATCAGTTAAGGTAGAAGTGCAGGGCGCGGACGGTATGTTTACAGAAACTACGGAATATACGCTTCCGACGGCAGAAACAGTAACGGCACGTGATGTTGACGGCAGCATGAAAACATTTTCTGTTTGTGCACCGTATGTTACGTTTGCACAGGCGCATGCCCCAGTGGTAACAGGACAGGATAATGTAAGAATCACCTATGAAGCCTTTGACGCGAACGTGGAGGACGGCAGTATGAAAGGCTTGTACAAAAAGGAACGTGTAGAACTGCTTTCAACTGGTGTTGTAAAATCCTATGGTTATGTTGCAGCAGACAGATTATTCTGCGTGGTAGGCGGCACAAAGGTCTACTACTCAGATGTAAATAAGCCAGCTTATTTCCCTGACGACAATTACTTGACGGTAGGTAATGATGGCGAAATCAAAGGACTACACCGTGTAGGGCAGTACCTTGTAGCCATCAAAAATGAAATCAGCGTGGAAAGTACCATTTACCTGATTGAAGGAACACAGTTTGATGGTCAGACTGCGTTTTCTGTAACACCTGCTATTGCTGGTGTCGGCGCAATATCAGGAAATTCTTTTGATACGCTGGTGGACGAACCGTTATTCCTTGCAAGAACGGGGATTTATGCAATTGCAAGTACATATATCAGCAGTGAAAAAGTAGTAAGGAATCGTTCTATGTTGATTGACAAAAGATTGTGCAAAGAACCGACGCTTGAAAATGCAGTGGGGATTGTTTGGAACCGGTACTACATTTTATCCGTCAATGGACATGCATATGTACTGGACGGACGCAAGAAATCCAGCGAACGGGGCAGGAATACTGATTATGTGTACGAAGCATATTATTGGGAAAATATACCTGCAACCTGTTTCTTTACTTACGCCAATGAACTGTGGTTTGGTACGGTAGATGGCAGGATATGCAAATTTAATACTGATATAGATGATATTACAGCGTACTGTGATGATGGAACGGAAATGGTTGATAATGATGGGAAATTGTTATTGACTGGCGGTATTGCGATTCCCTGCAAGTGGAGTACGCCTCTTGACGGTGATGGATACCCGCAGTATTTTAAAACACTGAACAAGAAAGGTAATGTCCTGACACTGCTACCGTATGACAGGAGTTCAGTTACGATATCTTTTTCTAAAGATGGAAACCCGCCGATTGAAATCGGCACGTGGCAGATGGACATTTTCAACTGGAAGGTAATTGATTTTAGCCGTTTTACTTTCAACAGTAATTCATCAGCGCAGGACGCATTTCTGCGAAAAAAGGTCAAGAAATACAAACGGCTACAGGTGATATTTGAAAATGATGCCATTTATGAACCGTTTGGAATTATTGGCTATACAAAGACCTACAGCATAGGCAATTTTGCAAAGTGAGGTAGATTATGTTAGAAAAAATTACGAAACAGGCAGTGAACGCAAATAACGTGAAATCAACACCCGGTCAGAGACTTACCGGAACAGTGTCTGAGAATAAACATGTGTTTGACAAATTCCCAGAACTGATTTCTTCGGCACTGAATTCCATCATTGATGCGTTGCAGTCCGTAGCAGAGGGAGACAGCGGCGCAGACTGCATCAATGTCACACCCATAGAGGGCATATCTGGTACGACAGTACAAGGTATTCTGGGTGCATTTAAAGCTATGATTGATGATGTTTACACAAAAGGTAGCGTTGATGATAAACTGGACGAAAAGGCTGATAAAACGACTGTGAATATGTCTTTAAAAGAGATTTCTCTTGATCCGGTAACAGGAATTTGGACATTTATAAGGCAAAACGGAACATCGTTTACGATTGATACGTTGCTGGAAAAAATTATTGTAAATTTTAGGTATGACAAAACGACACAAAGTATCATCTTCACTGCATCAGATGGTACGTTGCAGCCGGTATCCTTATCAGATTTTATTGCCGAAACGGAGTTTGCAAACTCGGATACAATTGAGATATCCGTAAATGACGGCGTAGTAAGCGCTCATATCAAGGAAGGCGGCATCAGTGATGATTTGCTTTCATCTGCGCTGAAATCTGCTCTAATCGGTTATCGTGACGATGCACAGGTGGCGGCGAGAAATGCAGCAGCATCGGAGACCAACGCAGGACAGTATGCGGCGAGTGCAGCAGCGTCACAAGTGGTGGCAACGCAGAAAGCAGAAGACGCTGGAAATTTTGCGGGTTCGGCGGAACAAAGTGCGCAGGAGGCAGATACTGCGGCAACAATGGCGAAAAGCTATGCTGTGGGAGGCACAAATTCCCGTGCGGGGGAAGATGCAGACAACGCAAAGTATTATAAAGAACAGGCAGGATTATCTGTGGAGGCAGCGGCAGGAAGTGCCGACATAGCGCAGAAGGCAGCAACTACGGCAACAGGTAAAGCTGATGCTGCAAAGATAAGTGAAAATGCGGCAAAAGTGGCAGCACAGACAGCGGAAACAAAGGCGACGGAGGCAGAGGATAGCGCAACTGCTGCTTCTTCTTCGGCGACTTCTGCGTCCGGTTATGCGTCTACAGCGCAGGTAAAAGCAACAGAGGCAGCAGATAGCGCAACTGCTGCAGCGGCAAGCGCATCTTCTGCGCAGTCCAACAAGACTGCAGCAGTGAACGCCAAAACGGCAGCACAAGCGGCGCAGGCAGCTGCGGAACTTGCAAGAGATGAGGCACAGGAAATTGTGGGAGGTGATTATGCAACAAATACATCTCTTAATAATCATATGCAGAATGTTGACCTGCATTTTACGACAGGAGAGAAAGCAAAGCTTTTAAACGTGCCTGCAAATACCAATACTGCACTTTCTAGCAAGGTTGATAAAGTGACAGGCAAAGGATTATCCTCCAACGATTACACAGATTCGGACAAAGCAAAGGTACAAAGTGCATTGCAATCTGTTCCCCATGCGAATGCGACTACATATGGCATTGTTAAAACTGTGAATAATGTAAATGAATTTTGGGGCTCCGAGGATACAGATGCAGTTACTGTAGGATTTTATAAGCAAGCGGCGGACGAAATAGAAAAGATGATCAGCAACAAAGCTGACAAGTCGGCAATATCACGCACGACTTTATCTGCAAACGCTTGGAACGATAAGCAGTACAGCTTTGAGGACAGTTATCCGAAAGCGACTTACGATTTATCAGTCGAACCAGATAGTACGTGTACGGAGGCGCAGCTTGACGCATGGAGTAGCGCAAGAATTGTAGGAAGTTCCACCGGGAATGTACTGAAAGCTTTCGGTGATGTGCCTACGGTGGATATCCCGGTAATTTTGGAGGTGAAAAAGAAATGAGTATTAGTGTGAAGAATACCGGCGGGGGTGGGGGTGGCATTAATATCAAGAATGGAATGCTGCTGTCTGGAGTATCCAAGGATGAAGAAATACCTGCCGGTATGTTTGTTGAAAAAATTCAAGAAGTTACTCATTTAAGTACAACTAGTGATTCTGATAATTTAATATTAGCTGCAGACCTTGTACAAGGTAATTCTATGAAAGTAAAAGTTCCAAATTCTGACATTGTGCTAGTACATGACTACAATAATTATATCACTGACAGTATACATGTAATTACTACATTTGAACTAGATGCAGACGGAAATGCTTCTAATATAAGCGCTATAGATTTTCAAGCATTTGATTTAATAAACGTACAAAACATGTTTTTAGTCGATAATTATGTAGTACTTGTAGGTAATTCACTATCAACTTCTAGGAATATAACTATAAGCATAGTACATATATTTAAAGATTCTAGTAATAGTATAGCTGCATCGGTAGTTAAAATTACTAAGTTAGACTATAGCGCACTTGGCAACACAGGTGGTACGTCTTATGCCTTACATCAAATAAGGGCAGTACCGTCGGCAAATGACCCTAGAGATATGTTGCTTTTGTTTAACACATATCTTTCAAGCACTCTTTCTACCCGCTCTTATAAGTGTGTATTACACATAGAGTCTGACTATTCTGTATCTGTAAAAATATCTACAGGAGATATATCCGATAGAACTGTACAAGCATCAGATGGTCATGCTAATATATTTAGCGTAGACGATTACTGGTACTGTGTTACAGTTTACAGTTCAGAATACACACTATACAAACTTAGTATTTCAAGCGACACAGGGTATATTGTTACGCAGAAAATTAATACCGGTGAAACTATTTATGCTCCTTCGTCTAGTTACAGGTCTGTTTACAACTACAATACAAAGATATTATATGTACTAGGTAGCAATAGTTTTGTTCCTACTTTTGGAGCCATATTGTATCTATACAGAATACGTATAGAATCAAATGGTACTTTTAGTGTTATTGACCAAATAAGAGTTACAAACAGTACAACAAGTAGCATTGCATATCAAATATACGTATCGGAGGATGGTAAGTACGTTATTGTACCTATGCAAAACTCATCTAGTTATACTGGTGGGTCTTATAGTGCTGCAAAAGTACGATTAGTTTCATATACAAATATTGTCGGTGCAGACGTATTTCCACCAATTGCAGTAGATAGAGATACAGAAGATGGATATGAAATACGTGCAACTACTAGTAGTGTTGAAGTTAGACTACACGGAATTGTATTCAAAAATATCACGGATTATAAAGCTATTATATACTCTGTAACTACACATGATTCTAATGCGCATATAGAAAAGTACTTGTTATCAAACGAGTACTTACTGCCAGCTACAACAAACGTTTCGGGCGTGTCTAAAACAAAAATTACAAGCAATTCAGCAGGTGAGTACTACGTGCCTATGCTGGATCAGACAGCTGTATCTCAAGCAATTAAAGAGTACAACGATAATGTAGTAGACAATGCACTAGAGGGAATAAAGTCTCAAGCTATAGCACATTATGAAACTGTACCAAATGAGAAAAGCGAGGTATGTAATGAGTAAACTACAATTAGAATTTATTGACATATTAAAAAGCGCAATACCAACAGCTACCGACGAGGTTGCCCTGCAGCACATCGACTGGTACCCGGAGTGGCGTCCCGATATCCATGTAACGGCTGGGGACAGGCTTACATATAACGGTGTGCTGTACCGCTGCCTGCAGGACCATGACACACAAGAGACGTGGACACCGCCAGATAGTCCTAGCCTCTGGGCAAAGGTGCTGATACCAAACCCGGACATTATCCCGGCGTGGGAGCAGCCGGACAGCACTAACGCCTACAGCAAAGGTGATAAGGTGAGCCACAACGGTAAAACTTGGGAGTCGCTGGTTAATAATAACGTTTGGGAACCGGGCGCGGTAGGAACGGAAAGTTTGTGGAAAGAAATGTAGTAGCCGAAAGGCTATTTTTTATTGGAGGTATTAAATGGCTATAAAAAGAACTTTTGTAGATAAGGTGAAGGCTTCTGGCTCAAAGACACCTACCCCAACAATGGTTCAGGGTACATTGAATAATTCAAGTTTGAAAAATTTAAGACCTGATGTTCGTGAAAACCCGGTGAGAACGGTAAACGCGGAATCTGCAAAAACGCTGAGAGGTACACAATTGCCGCAGGGCATGCAACTGCCAATTACGATAGGTCCGTTGCAGCGTAATCGTAATAATGGACAAACTGGATTGTTTCAGCCTAAAGAAAACGACCCATATTTGGAAGGGCAAGCGGCATATGAGAAAATGTTACAGTCCAATGCCGCTGCCCTAAAAGCGGAATTGGAAAAGGTGTACGGAGAAATGATAGGTGGGATTAACACTGGATATGACCGAAGCGCCAATAATGCTTATGTGCAGTATAGACAGGGGCAAAAAGCACTGCCTGAGCAGTTATCACAGTATGGACTTAATGGTGGTGCGTCAGAGTCAGCAAACTTGAAACTGCAAGCGGCATATGGCACCAACCTTGCTAATAACGAGTACAACCGAAACAGTGCTTTATCAGATGTAAGACAAGATAAAATTAGCAGATATGCAGACATTGACGCAAACACAAACAGTGCAATAGCAGAAGCGTACTTGCAGAACATGAATAATTCTATTGCATGGAAACAAGACCAGCAGGATAGAGCAGATGCGAAAGCGAAAGAAGCAGAAGCAAAGGCACTGCAGAAAGAAGTTGACGATTGGAATAATTATAACTATAAAAGAATTCTCAGAGATACTGCAAATGGGTATGAAGTTCAAACATGGACAGAATCTAATGGAAAGGTGCATTATTTGAGAGTTGGCAATAACAAGAAAAAGGCTAAAGAGCAGAATAAGGCAGCGCAGGAACTGTTAAATATGTCAATGTCCCTTGCTGATGCAGGGTACAACGTAGCCCTGAAAGATGGAGGACTAATTACTACCTCAAAAAAAAACTTAACTAGCGGCAATTCTTCTGGTGGTGGTGGCGGTTCTGGTTCTGGCGGTTCAAATTCGATGCTTGATGTAAAGGGTGGTAAAGGCAAGGAAAATAAATCAAAATCAGGTGCGTCTGGTTTAGATACACTCGTAGATGTGGGCAAGAAAGCTGCATATGTGGCTGATGGAGGTAAAACATTTAAAACTTTGCAAACTAACATTGCGAACTACCAGTTGAGAGGACAGGTCACAGATCAGCAATTAGACCGTTATGATGATATGATTGAAAGCGCATATGGGAAAGGATTAATTACATCGGCACAACGAAAACAATTATTAGCGATGCTATAGAGGTGATACATGAGTAAGTACACAAAAGCAGCAAGACGAATGAAGCAAGCAGCAAATGCAGCGAAGTGGAATGCGAAGAATAAACAGAAAGTTAATCAACATGGAAGCATAATAGATTATGATTCTCAAAAAACTTCTAAGAAGTCGACGAAGAAGAAGTCGAAGACGGGTCAGGTTACACAGAGTAAAAACCCCCATAAGATGAATGACAAGGCAA